CGAACACCTGCCGGCTCGTCAGCGCGCACTTGAATTGCCGCACGAACTCTTCCAGGTGATGCTGGACGACGCGATACAGGTTGATCAGTTCACCGTTCACGTCGTTGATGACTTCCACCTTAGCCGGCGGACGTAGGAAATACAGCGCTGCGCCGCCCGCAAACACTTCGACATAGCAGTCATGTGCCGGGAAACGCGGGATGAGATGGTCTGCAAGACGGCGCTTACCGCCGATCCAAGGAATGATGGGATTTGCCATTGTGAAAGCCGTTTTTAAACTTGGTGTAGAATCCGGCCCGCCTACCGGTAGGTAGCAGGGCCTTGGCCGATTCACTGGCTCAGACAGTGGAAAGGCGACCGGGAGAAGTGTTGCCGCACGTCCCCCGGTCGCCCTGTTTCTTTCGAGACCGCCCGGCCTCGATCGCCGCGTTACTGCGGCAGATTGGTTTGTGCGTTGCCGATCAATGCGTCATAACTGCGCTCGCACTGCTGGCCGGCGATGCCACGCTCGTCAGCGATCTTTGCCAGCTCTCCCGCACGCTCGTCAGCCCGGCCGAACACGTCGGCAAGCAGATCGAGGCCGTCACCGGCTGCCGGGCCTCCAGCGGAAGCGCTGGCACGCCGGGCATCGGCAACGAGTACGGCAACCTGCTTCCGCAGGCCGTCAGCAGCAGCATCGGCAACAGCAGCATCAGCGGCCGCCTGATCACGTTCTTTCGCAGCATCAGTTGCGATCTCCTCTTGTGCCGCCAACCGGCGGCGAAATTCGTTCCGTTCGTTCACCAGGTCGTCGAGTTGCCTCGCCTGTTCCGCTACCTTCGCGGACTGGTCGGCATCGCCATGCCCCTTGAAATAGCCACAGGCCGCGCCGGCAATAACGCCGGCAACGACGAGCAGCCAGATACGCGGGTCGATCCACGTCATGCGATCACCTCCCCGCCGGCCGCGCGATACGCCGCCAGCAATTTCTCGATGTCGTTTTCGTGCTGGCCGTATCCCGCCCCCGGCAGACTGGCCCATACGTTCGATACCTTCGCCACCGCCTCACGAAACCGGCCAGCATCGATCAACGGCAACGCGCCGTGCTCGCGCAGCTGCTGCAGCGCGTACCGATCCTGCGACACGGGCCCGAAGTCGGGCAGCTTCATCTGCGCCTGATAGATCCGCCACCAGCGCGTAAGGATCTGGTAACGACCCGCTGCTGTCGACGGCACACGGATCTGTCGGTTAAGTACGTTCGGATGCGCGGCATAGCTCGCAAACAGCAGCGGGCGCGATGCCGTCGCACCGACCAGGACGTTGTAACCGTCGTCCGACTTCGCGAGCAGCGGCAAGCCGATCTCGCTTACCGCGATGGTGTCGAGAAACGCCACCCGGTTCTTTCCGCCCGCAGCCGTCACACTGATTCGCGCCATCGTCACTTCCCTCCAAACACACGTTTCGCATTCCGGCGCAGCAGCACTTCGAGGTACTGCGACCCCACAATGCCGAGCGCACTCCCCAGACCGAGCAGCGCGATCGGCGGCAGATCCGGGATCTGCAGCAGCGCGAGCCCGGCCACCATCGACGTTGCCGATCCCAATACGGCCCGGCCGACAACCAGCCGAAACGACAACGGCTCGCTACCAACCAACACCTTCGCGATGCCGATCAATCCGCCCATGACGATCAGCTCCAGAATCGTTTTTTCGTGGTCTTGCATCGGTTCCCCTTGCCCGATAAAAAGAAAGGCCGCCCCGGTTGCCCGTGAGCGGCCTGCAAATTCAGTGCGTGACGCGTTACTGCGGCGCCGGCACCACCAGAGTGATTTTCTTGCCCGACTTCTTCTTGTGCCCGACCTTCGCTTTCCCCTTGTTCCCTCCGTTCAAAGTCACGACCGTGATCCACCCGCGCGATGCGAACGTGTGCTCGACCGACTCGATCAGAAACTCACCGTCTACTCCGGTCTTGAACCCCTTCAGCGCGATCGTCTTTTCCGCCGACAGATCTGCGCGGCCGCGCATCGTCAGCCGGCTCGTTGACGTGTGCCGGTTGAGCGTCGCCATTCGCGATGTCGCGCCCGCTTTCGCGGCTTCCGGACTCGCGAACGCATGGCGCTCGGTATGCACCGCGGACGCACCTGGCGGTGCATCCGGGTTCGGGATCGTCAGATCGATCTTCTTCCCGGACTTGCGGTCATGCACTTTCGTGCGCACGGCCGCGAAGCTCGCGCGGTCCGGGAAATTGATGTCGTAATCGAGCAGATCGCCCGGCGTGAGCGTGACGATCGGCAGCGGCTTGCCGCTCGCGCTCTTGCCGCCGCCGCGCGGCAAGACGATCAGCTTGCCGGCCTTGACCGTCGCCGTCGCACCATACTGGCGAGCCACGCGCGTGATGAAGTGCAGATCGCTCTCGCCAAACTGGTCGATGCGTGGCACGACGACGTCGACGTCACACGCGGCCGCCCATTTGTTACGACGCGCGACGTCGCCGACGACGTCGGCCAGCTTCGCGTTCGACCAGCTCCCGTATCGCTGCGTTTTCGACGTCGCGCGCATGTTCGCAGGCTTGCCCCGGATCACGACGCTGGCCGGCGGCCCGCGCAATCCAACCTCGTCGACGGCGTACTCGCCGAGCATCGACAGCCCCTGCCCCTCCCATCCGATCGACACCTTCAACGTCGCGCCCTTCGGCGGAAACTCGACGCGGCCGTCGCGATCGTCGAGCGTGATCGTGCACTCGTCGGCGTCTAGACCGGGTTTGTCCATCGACCGGATCTCAAGCACGCGATCCTGTATAACCTTCGTCACGTCCGAGCCGTTCGCGACGACCTGAAAAATCGCCTCCATCGCACCTCACTATGTCCAGAGCTGGACGGACTCGACACGCGGCGCATCGAGATCCGGCATCAGGATCTCGACGCCGGCCGGGAACGGCTGCGGCCGATTCGCCAGCCCCGGATTCGCTTCGTACACGGCCTCGACCGTTCCCTGCAGCGCTCCGTAGAAGCGATAGCAGAGCGTGTCGAGCACGTCACCGTCAGACGTTCTTAAAGTCTTCGCCATAGCGCCCGAACTCCACCGAGAAAGTTTGCTTGCGCGGCAAGCCGTCCGCGAGCAGCGCGTCCTGCTCCTCTTCGATGGCCTGCAACAGCCAGCGGCCGAGCACTTCGCCGTCGCCCGTCGTGAGCTGCACGGGCTTCATCCTGCCGCCGATGGCACGCAGCCTGCTGATCTGCTTCGCACCGGCCCCAAGCGACGGGAACACGACGCCCGACAGCGTGATCGTCTCGCCCCCTTCGCTGACGGGCTGCAGCGCCTCCTGACGGTTCAGGCGCTCCTGGGACGCCACGCGATATCGCGTCGCTCGTCGCAACTTGTCGTGAGCAGCCGTCGACAGGTTGAAGTGGAATGCGTCGCCGGCATCCGTCGTCATCGACATCAGGTGCGGCGTGCTCGATGACGCACCGTCGATCAGACCCGACAGCATCGAGCCGACGCCCGTCGACTTGATCACGTCCATCACCGCCGAGTCCTTCAGACCCACCGCCGCGTTGAACTGATTCCACGCCCCGCCCAATGCAGACTTGACGCTGTCGGCGGCAGCCCGCACAAGGGGGAAATTCGATCCGTCGACGGCTTTCAGAATCGAGCCGAGCGACGCCTGCGTCGCGTTGAAGCTACGCACGACGGCGCCGACCTGCGGAAACAGGTCCGATGCCACCGACAGCGCGCTCGTCGCGCCGGTCAGCAGCTCGGCCGCGCTGCTCAGATTGCCGGTTGCGAGGCGTTGCAGCATGTCGACCGTCGCCATGCTCGCCGCGCGGTTTCGATCGAATATGCGAACCATCTGCCGCACGCGCTCCGTCGCGATCCCCGCCTGCGTTGCTGCTCCCGAGATCTGTCGAAACACATCCATAGCGCCTCCCTTACATATGCGGCGCGTCGAACATTGCCGTACGACTGTTCGCCTTGCGTTGCTGCTCCTCCATCATCCGCGTCAACTGCGGACTGACCTGTTGGAGAAACTTGTTAGCCATGTCGGTATCGCTCGCCTCGATCTTCACGTTGAAGACCGGCGCGAACGTGTTCGTCTGATCGATACGCGGCCCGAACCGGGCATCTGCCGCCGGACTTTCCGCTGCCTTCGCTGCTTTGGCGACCGCCTCGGCAGTCGCGGGCGTCTCGTCGGGTTTCTGGCCCAAGAACTTGCTCGCGATGGCGCTCAGTGCCTTGTCGCCTACAAACGTCCCGAGTGCCCCGCCAAGCACGCCGACGACAGCCGATCCGATCGGCCCGCCGAGCGCCCCGATCGTCGCCCCGACCTTCGCGCCGATCACGCCACCCGCGAGACTGCCGGCGATGCCAGCGAACCGGGTGGCCTTCCGATCGTTCGTATCGGTGCTCGACGCGACGGCGTATGCTTCGCGAGCCGCAAGGCCGAACTTCAGGACGGTCCCCGCGACGGCCAGCTTTCCTGCCCACGGCGCAACCCGACCGAAGAGCGCGCGTCCCGCGTTGACGACCCGCCCGATCCTCCCGAGCCGCCCCGCCCGAGCTGCCGCGCGACGCGCGGCTCGACCTGCACGCCCACCGCCCATCAGATCGCCAAGCCCGCCACCATCGACGCCACCGCCGGGCATGTTCACGACGAACACGCGCTGGACGCCACCAGCGGCGCTCGCAGCCCCTCCGACTGCATCCAGTGCGCGCCCGACGACGCCACCCGCACCACCGGCACGCTCTGCCCCCCCTCGACCACCACGCGCCAGCACCGTCCCGCGCGCGATATCGAACAAGCCGCGACCGATGCCCCAAAGTGCCTTTGCTCCGCGCACTGCGAGCACGGTGCCGGCGATGCCGACGACAGCGGCTGTCGCCTTCGGAGCGCTGTCTGCGGCGGACTGGATACCGCTCCCGGCCCCCTTTGCCGCCTCGCCAACGCGATCCGTGATCGGCCGTAGGGCGTCGCCAATGCTGCGCATCGCGTCGTCCCATCGCTGCCCGACCTCGCTCCAGATCTGTTTGGACGTCTCGCGACGTGCCTCCAGATCCTTTTGGATCTCGCCGCTCGCCTGCTGCGCGTTGCGCTTCAGGTTCGAATACAGCTCGGCGTTTTGCATATATGCCGTCAGCGCCGCCTTGACCTGCATGTCGTTGAACAGGTCACCGGTCTTCATCGTCTCGGCGAACGCGGCCATCTGCGCCTGACGCTTGGCGGGGTCCATCTCCGAATTGAACTGCTTCGCCGCAGCTGCGAGCTGCTTCGCCTTGGCAGGGTCGACACGCTCGATGTACGCGCGGGCGAGCACGAAAGACGCCTCCAGCGTCGACCAGCCCTTGCCGATCGCCTCGCGCATCTTGGCCTGATAGTCGACACCGGCCTTCGCGTAGTTGCGTTCGGTCTCGCCCGAACCGATCTTCGAAAACCAGTTTTTCAGGTTGTTCGCCGCCTCGTCCGAACTGCCGGCGGTCTTCATCTGCACCTGGAGCATTGCCCCGAGCTGCGTCACCGAGTCCTGCCCCGTGATGCCGATTTTCTTCATCTCGGCGAGCAGCACCGGGAACCAACGCGCCATGTCGACCGACTCGAACGACCCTTCTTTGCCGAGATACGCGATCGCTTCGAGCGCCTTCGACATCTGCTTCGGATCGACGATCTCCGCGTTCTGCTGCAGCGCTTGGATCATCTTCGCGGTTTCGACCGTCGTCGCCCCTTGGCCGATGGAGAACTTCGCGACCAGCGGCGCGAAGTTGAGCGCGCGATCCAGATCCATGCCGCCTGCGACCATCTGATTGACGGCGTCCGCCAGCTCGTTGCGGCCGATACCGTTCGCCCCGGCGTCACGCCTGATCCGCGTCGCCATCGCGGCCTCTTCCTGCGTGCGCGCGATACCCGCCTTAATCGCGATGTCGCGAATGATCGCCTGATAGTTCGCCGAGATCGTCGCTGGCACCGCGACCGCCGCCGTCAGCTTCACCGCGTCGCCGATCACGCCACGGCCGGCCTCTTGCCCGGCTGCCAGCCGCTCGCGTCCGGCCACCTTCAGATCCAGTCCGCGAGCGGTTCGTCCGAGCTGCGCATACGCGCGATCGAGCCGACCGACCTCGATGCCGGCGTCTCGCAGCGATTTCAGATTGCTGTCGAGCTTGCGACGAATGCCATCCGCCGCGCTGTCGCCCGCCAAATGAAGGCGACGGAACTCGTCCTGCAGGCGCATCGTCTCGCCGATCTGGCGCTGCCAGAGCCGCGAGTCGTTCGCCCGCTTCTTCATCGCGTCGATCTTCGACGACGTGTCGGTGATCGCCTTGCCGAACGTCGCCGAGACAGCCCCGCCGATCACGATGCCAAGTGCTAAGTCTTTCGCCATCCCGGCCCCCTCAATCCGTCAGCCACCAGAGCATGTCGTCGACCGTCATCTCGTCAATCGATGTCGGCGACATGCCGTATTCACGCACGAGCCGATTTGCCAGCGCCTTGAGCGTCTTTCTGTCCAGCTTGGCGTACGGATCGAAAGGAGTAGTACGCGTCTTGCACGCGCTCGTAATCGGCCATGTCCATCTCTTCGATGTCGTCCGGGCCGACATCTGCGAGCGTCGCGAACAGGATCAGCTCTTGCTGCTCGGCATCGTTCGGCGCGAGCTTCTGCGCACCACGCATGTCGCGCACCTTCGGCCGGCGCAGCGTGAAGCTGTCGCACTCGACGCCGTTGAGCTTGATCGGATAGTTGAGCTTGACCGTGACCTTTTCCATTGCGGTTCCTGAAAAGAAAATGGCGAGCCGTCGGCTCGCCATCAATTAAACAAAGTAGCTTTGCTGCGTGTCCGTCGAATGACGCCGACGTAGGGACTACATGCCAAGACCCTTGCGCACCTCGGCGAGCTGATCAACACCGTTGATCACGCGCTTGGACGCGAAGACATCGATCTCGTGCACAATCGCACCGGCGATCTCCAGCTTGTAGTAGTCGCACGACACGGAGTATTTCGCCTCGTACTTGTCGCCCGGTTTCCAGTCGCCCGGATCGACTTCGTGCAGCATCCCACGCAGATACACGGCGACGTTTTTCGTCTTGCCGCTGCGATCCATGAACACCGCGCGAAATACACCGTTGAACGCGCCCTGATCGACCAGACCGAAGAAGCGCAGGACCTCGTATTCCATCGTCGACATCGAGAACGATGCATCGAGCGCTTCCATGCCTTGATCGACCTTAACCGTCGCGTCCATCCCGCCCGCGCGGAAGTCGTCCGTCTTGATCTTCAGCTTCGGCGGCGTCATGCTGGTCGCGCGGCCAGCGTATCCGCGGCCGTCGATATGAGCGTTGCAGTTGTACAGAGTTTCCGGAATCATCGTTCCTCCCTTAGATCTGGTTATCCAGCACTTCGGTCAGCCACTGGTTTGTGACCTCGAAGCGGAAAATCGGGTTTTCGGCCGGCGGGACGTCCGTGAATCGGATGTTCCAGTACACCTTGCCGTCTTCGAGCTGGCTCGCCGTGTTCAGCAACGGGTCCGGATAGACCTCGAAGTTGATCACTGCGCCCTGACGCTTCAGATCACGCATGAACGCGTGCAGCCCTTCGGTCACGTCGCTGACGTACGTCGCCGTGATGCCGCGATCGACCGCCCACTTGTGGCCGGCCTGAACCGCATCCATGACGATGTCGAGCGTGCGCACGCGCGTGACGAACTTCCATTTCGGATCGGCCGACAGCGTGCGGTTCCCCCACAGGCGATATCCGCCGTCGCGAATGATCGTCGTGATGTTCGCGTTGTTGAGCAGGTTCGCGCGGCACGTCTCGTCGCCGTCGAGGTATTCGATCGGCCGCCCCGTGCCCGTGATCTCCACGATCTCCTTGTTCGACGGTGACGCCCAGAAGCCGATCTTCGCGTCGGTCTGGCAGAAGAGCCCCGCCGCGTACGTCGACGCCGGCAGCGAGATCTCGCCGCTCGTCGCGTTGTCCCATGCCTTCGCGCCGGGGTCGACCATGTACAGGCGCTTACTGCCGAAATTCTTTGCGTACGCGATCGCTGCCTCGTCGTCGACGTTCGGGCCGTCGATTACGGCAACCGCGCGCAACTTGCCGGCGAGCGAGTCGGCTGCCGTCGCAACCGGTTGCTTGGACGTATGCCCAGGCGCGATCAGCAAACGCGGTTGAGCGTTGAAACGCGACTTCGCGTCGAGCAGCGCCTGCATGCCCGTGCGTGCGCCCCCGGCCGACACACCGCCGATGATCGCCGACGTGAGCTGCGCCACGTCGGCCGCTATCGGCACCCCCACGGCGATCACAATCGCGCTGCTCTGCGCGTAGATCGCGCGAGCTGCCCGCGCGATCGCGCTGTTCTCGCCGAACGCACGCACCGCCTCGCCGTAGCTCGTCAGTTGCACCGGGACGTTCGGCTGCGCCAGATCGGGACCGGGCGTGTACGTGTCGGTCATACCGACCACCGACGACGACGGCACCGCAATCGTGCGCGGACCGCTGTCGACGATCGTCGTCGTGATGCCGTGAAAAAAGGAAGTCGCTGCCATGCGGATCTCCGGAAATAAAAAAAGCCGCTCATCGGAGCGGCTTGAAACGAAACGACGCCGGCAACACATGCGGCGTCGGCAAAGTTACTTTTTGACGGACGTATCGGATGCCTTCGGTTGCTCCGGCTCGGGGGCGGCGTCGGTTGTTGCCGCCTCCTCCGCTCGACGCTGCATTTCCGCCTCGGCCGCAGCGCGATCCTCTTCGGCCTGCTTCTCAGCAGCCGCCCGCTGCGCAGCCTCCTCCGCTTCGCGCTTCGCTTTCGCTGCGCGTTCGGCCTCAACCTTCGCGAGAACCGCGGCCGGATCAGGTTCGGCAGGCCACGCAATCCGCGCCGGGAACGTCGGTGACTCGACGACATTCACCAGCGCGACCTGATAATCGGCCCATGCGTCGAACGTCGCCTCTTCGAGATCCGACAGTCGCCCCGTCATCCGCGCGTCCGCCTTGCCGCGATTCTGCTGACGGGCCTTTTCGAGCCGCGCGAAGAAGTCATTCATCGCTGACTCGCGCGCCCGGTCCGCGACGATCTTCTCGTCGACAACCCACGCCCCTTCCCGCCACACGTGCGTATCGGAAGGGCGCGGGACTTCGGTCAGCCCCGCATCGTCAGGCGTCACACCCGCGACCGTGATTTCGGCGGCCGAGCCTGAATCGGTGCGATAGAGGCGCACACCGCGATAGTCCGGCAACATTTCCCACTTGTCGTCACGCCAGAACGGCCAGGTGCGCGGCGCACGTTCGGGCAGCGGTTCCAGCGTGCAGAACGCGGGCACCAAGTAGCGGCTCGAATTCATCGGATCGACATCGGCAAGAAAGCTTACGATGTACTGCCCGGTCAAACTGTCGTATTGATTGCAAAGCATGTTCTACCTCACGAATTAATATGCGCGGATCATGGCAAGCACTGCGATGTTGCGCATGCGCGCTTCGGTGCCCCCGTCAGCGGCAACGCTGATTGCATGCGAGTGACCACCAACACCGCCGATAGCGACTGCGTGCGTATGCTGTCCATTTCCGTCGATGCCGATAGGGATCGTTGCGCCATCCGTTCCCAAGTTGTTCGCACGACCGTTGTCCATGCCGTACCCGCGCCCGGTGCTCGTCGAATACGCGCCGTTCGACCCGAGACCAAACCCGTGCGAGTGAGGCTGCTGCGTAATGTTGTGTCCGTGCCAGCCGGCCGCATCAGTCCAAGCGGTATGCGTGTGATCTCCAGCGGCACCCGACGAGGCGCCGTGCGAGTGGGAACGGTTTTGGCTGTCCTGCCACGAACCGACACCGCGACCAGAATCAACACCCCGCCCGCCGTCAGCACACCGGACACCTTCGCCGCGAAACTCGGGGATGCGGAACGTCGTCTCCCCGTCGCCGATCGAGAAGCACCCCCACCAACCAGCGGCCCAATCCTTCTCCGTTGCGAGCGCACCGCTTGCCTGAGCGTACGCCCAGAGCTGCGGATAATCGGATCGCTTGAGTAACGCTCCGTCCAGCTTCAAGCAGCCCGCCCGCACACTGTTTCGCACCTCGAAAATGATCTGCCCGATCGACGCCGACGCGATCGCATCGACGACAAACGCCGTCGACGCGACGCTTCCCGACTTATCTCCAGCGGCTGGCGTAGGCACCTGCACTGGTCGATCAAAGATCGTGCCCTTGTCGGCAGTGAATCGCGCGGTGACGATCCCGTTACACGTGACGCCGAAAGCGCCGTCACCGATGTGATACAGACCAGTATCCGGAGTACCGTCCTTGTCGAAAGTCAACGACGGATTCTGCGGCGTGCCTTCCGAAAGGAAAACCCGAGCGCCGGCAGCAAGCCAGAGCGCACCTTTAAGCGTCCCGCCGTTGTTCAGGTCGAGCGGCGTCAGATTGCCCGTGTGATAAACCGGGTACCCATCGACGCGAAACGTCCGGTTTGAATAGAAATACTGAAATGCTCCCTGCGACGCAGAGGCCCACCCGGACGAGATTGCATCGGCATAGAAATACCCAGTGTTCTGGCCAACGTACATGCGCCCTTCCCCAGCCGCTCGTTTCAGCGTAAGGTCACCGAGCATTTCGACCGGTCCACCAATGACCGTCCCCAAACCAGTACCGTCGATCCGCACGACGCCCGTTTCGAGATTCCACGAAAGCGGACGGTAATCGTTCCAAGGTCCGAACGGGTCATTCTTCTTCGTTTGCAGCAGATAGGAATCCCGGTCATCGTTGCGCAGCATGACGCCGTAGGTCGCCCCCACGGCGCGGTACTGGCCCCCAAGGGTTCCGTCGAGATCCATTCCGGTCGAACGCACGCCGCTCGCGAACGTCGCGCGGTACGCTACCTGCAACCCATCCCGCCCGTTGTCTGCCGTCGTGCCCAGAAGCACACGCCCCTCGGCGGTGAAGCGCATCCGCTCGGCTCCGCCAGAGATCAATGCAAGCCAACCGCTCGGAACCGCCGGCCCGACAAAGCAGTTGTTCACCTGAATCTCCAGGTGCGACACTCCCTGCGAGCCAATCTGCAAAAAGCCGTCTCGCGGCGAGAACATTCCAGTATCCGGATCATTCTCAAACCCGTAGCCGGAATTGTTCGCGTTGTTGGGCGTGATGGCACCGGCCTTAGCCTTCAGCACACCCTTCATCGTGCCCCCCGCAATCGGCAGCTTGTCAGTGCCGAGCGAATCGACTCGCTTGCCGAGAGCATCGACCTGCGCACTGACGTCGCCGACCCGCTTGTCGTTGCCGTCCGCACGGTCTTTGAGGTGCCGCGTGCGATTCGCAAGTTGCTTTGTCGGCAGGTTGTCGATCCCATCGGGACCGCCCTGCACGGGGTCCGATGTCTCGAACTGATAGACGCCCTCTTCCCACTTACTTTCTTCTTTCAGATTGGCCATGTACCGATCACCCCTCGCGTAAATTGACCATTGCGCGTCGCGGCACCGTTGTGCCGGATTGCAACCTCAGAAAAATCGAGCCATGCGAGCCGGCTACGAGCCGGCGCGTAACGCTCGATCGCCCGCTTCAGGTTCTCGCCCTGATCTCGCGTCACCGGCCGCCGCAGCTTCACGATGTACTCGGCCCATGCAGTCGATCCGCCGTGCAGATATCGACCGTCGCGCTTCGCCGAACCGTCTCGCCGGTTGATCTGCCGCCCCTCTTGAATGTCGATCTCGCCGAACCCGAGACGACGAACGATCTCGCGGATCGCCCATGGCGTGCCCTTCTTTTGATAGATCGCCAGAGACGACTTGATCAGCGCACGTCGCGCCTCCTCGGACTCCGCCAGCTCCCATCCGTCGACTGCGAGCGACCACGCGAGCCACGGCAGGAAAGCGGCCGGGCAGCGATCCGCATCCCAGAGCGTGCGGATCACGTTCGGATCGACAGACGGCCGCATCACCTGCGCGAGCGCCGCTTCTAAACTCGTCTGGTTCGTCGGCAGTAGTGCTTCAGTCGTCATCGTTCACCTTCGGATTCAGCACGATCGATGTACACCGGGCGAACTGATCGATCGCACACACCACGTCAACCATAGGTGCCTTCAGATCGACACGCACGACACCCGACGCTTTGGGATGCAGCGCCCCGGTTACGGCCGAGCGAGGCATGCCAACCCGTAGCGCTTCGCCCGCAGCGACTGCGATATCCAGATCCTGCCGTCGCGCAGCAAGCACGACGCCCGGATCTGGCCCGCGCCCGATGTACACGTCGGCGACGATCGAGTATTCGACCGGCCGAGCCGGCACAACGAGCAGCGTGTCATTGAGCGGCCGACGATCTTCGGGAGAGAGCGCTCGGCGGACCGTGTCGAGCAGCGCAGCGCCGGCAACGCCACCGTTCGAGTACGACTTCACCACGACGCGAACGACACCGCCCTCCGGTCGATCGACGCGCACATCGGCGACATCCGGCGATGCATCCATCGCCATCGAACGATATGCACCGAATGGCCCCGCCGTTGACGAACGCTCGATACCCATCTGCGTACGCAATCGCAGCCGCTCGTCGCGCTCGACTGTCGCGGGGACAGGCGGATGCGCCTCCGGATCACCGGGATCGACTGTCTCCCGCTGCAAATTCCAAAGCACCGCGAGGTGTTCAAGATCCGCGCCCGTCGAGTACGCCAGCAATACGGCTCGGGCTGCATCGTTGACACGCGCCCGAAACCGTATGTCGTCGTATGCGGCCAGCTCGATCAGCTTGACGACCGGATCGGATTCGAGCGCAGCCGTCCAATCCGGATAGATGCTCTTGAAGTGTTCGAGCTTGCGCTGGTACACCTCCTCGAAGTCGAGCGTTTCGACGAGATCCGGTGGATCAAGCGCCGACAGATCGATCACTGTCATATCGTCACCTCGAATACAACATCGTCGCCGTTGTATTGGCCGGCGATCCTAAAAGTTACTTTGCCGTCCACGACAGAGAGCGCCTTCACGCTATCCAGCGCAATGCGCGGCTCCCATCGACCGATCGCGCGCGCGGCTTCAGCCTGCGCGGCCGAGATCCATCCGCGCGTGACGGGCAGGTCAACCATCGCAGGGAGATCCGAGCCGTAATCGGGCCGCTCGCGGCGGGTTCCCTTGCGCGTGCTGAGAATGTCCGCGATGCTCTGCACAAGATGATCCAGACCGCCGATCAGTCGGCCCGTGCGGCGACACATACCGACCAGCGCGACCATCACTGCGCCTTCGTCGGGATGCGCTTGAAGCACTCGCGCGATTCGAGATAGGCGATATGCTCAGGCTCCGTCACTTCCGTTTTGCCGGCCAGCACGGCAACGTGCGAGCCGTCCGGAAACACGATCACGCGGCTGCGGAACTCGGTATCGATGAATGTCACGGGTGCCACCGCCCCGCCTTGCTGTGCGTCTTTCGCCATCACCACCCCCACAAACGAAAAACCCCGCACGGGCGGGGTCAAAAGTTACTTTGCTGTGCTCACACTGGCGGGCCGACCAGCTCGCCGTCGCCCTGCTCACGGTGCCTGTGCTTCGTGAGCGACTTACCGCCGGCCGTAACGTCACCTGTATAGTCCGCACTGCCCGCGATCTTCATCGCGACACCCCCACCCTTGCCCGGCTTGCCTTGCATGCCACCGTTGAACGTGAGCATTTTCTCGGTCGTCGTGTTACCCGTGAACGTCGAATCCGGAACGTCCGCCAGCAGCTTCGCACTGCGCAGCGTCGCGCCGTCCGCCTTCAGCTCGAACTCAGTCCCGCCGATGCGGAACACGATCCGACCACCGGCAGGCACTGACAGCACGTATTCATGGCTCGCATGGTTGTACTGCTCGTACGCACCGTCCGGGAAGTCGGTGGCGGTCTCGTCGGGACTCGATCGTCCAGACCCGCCGTGCTGCTCCGTGTAGTAGCCGGGCGCGACGAACGCCCCCGCGAGATCGCCGGACGGTGCCCACAGGGCAACCTCTTCGTCGACGGACGGCGGACGCCAATGCCGAACTTTGCCGGCAGCACCGGCCTGCCATTTGAGCCAATCGCTGACCCAATCGCCGACCCGCACTTTCACGCGTGGCGGTTCGTACGTGATCGCCTCGACGACCGCGGATTGCGTCAGGCACGCCATACGGCGATCCATTTCGCCAAGCTCAAAGTCGCTCACACGATCCCCCACGCCAGATTCGCCGGATTCCAGTATTCGTCCTTGTGCCCCGGCCCGGTCTCCGGATCGACACCCCACAACACCGCACGCCCCTTCGTCGGCGGTTCGTACGCGTCGCCCAGGTCAAATTCGTGCACCCACTCGACGAGCCAAACGAGATATGTATCCAGTTCGGGCCGGAACGGATCTTCGCCCGCCGACCCGACCTGTTTGCCGGGCGTCATCGGCAGCCCCCACGTCGCCCCGTGCACCGTTTGCAGCACGCGCGCGGACAACTCGCGCACCTGGATCTCGGCATCCTCCACCAGCGGATCGACGATCACGCGGGCCTGCATGCGCGCGATCAGCGGCACCCGGCCCGTTCCGTCGTCGTGCCCCGGCTCCAGCTCCGCCAGCTCGACCGCGATGAACGGCGTTTCGATTGACTTGCCGATCTTCGGGTACGCGTGGATACGTTCGAGATCGGGCAAGCGCGCACGCAGGCCGGCCTCGATGCCGTCGTGAAGTTGTTTCAGGTTATCGAGCACGATTCGCCGCCTTCTGGATTTCGTAGTTGACCTCTTGCCGCAGCACCGTCATCAGCCGCGCCTCGCACACACGCGCAGCGCGTCGAAATGCCGGATCGCCGGTCTGCGACCATTCGACCGTCACCACTTCGAACGGCGTTCGCGCCTTTCCGGTGCGGCGGTAGATCGCGCCGTCCGGCTGCGCCTTGGTCTTGCGCCACGCGCCCTCGAACAGTGATTTGCCGGCGCGCATCCCCTTCTTCGTGCGCCGAACCGCGCCGAGCCGGTGCGCCTCGAGCGGGTTCAACCCGAGCCACACCTTGCCCGTGTCGAGTGAGCGCATGAAGAAGTACATCCGCTGCCGCAGCAGCTTCTGCTGAATGCCCGTCGCGCCGCTGACCTCTTTCGCCGTCTGACTCCGAATCCACGCGCCTGTCTTGCGCAGCGTCCGACGCCATGCCGCCTGCATTGCTGCAGGCGGCAGACCCGCGAGCGCTTCGAGCGCCCCCCGTACGTCGATCTCGACCTTCAGCAGATCCATCATCACCTCAGAATCAGGATTGTCCAGCCCGTGCCAGCCGGGCGGACCTCCAAAACGCGGAACCGTTCGCCACCCGCTTCGACGATGCTGCCCTCACGCACGCGTGCCGCGTCGTCGTCCGTGATGTCGAGGATCGGCGCAACAAGCTGCGTGCGTTGCGTTCCGAGATCCGGGCCGAGCCAAGGCGCTTTGAACATGCCCTGCAGCGGCTTGCCATCGATCTTGACCTCGTCCGACAGGTCTCGCTTCACGGCCGTATCGACATCGGCCATCAGATCCCGGAACGCCATGTCACGCCTTCAGCTTGACCAGCGCTTTCGGGCGCGTGCACAGGTGGATCGGGTTCGACTGCGCCTCGATCTCGACGCCCTTGCCGAAGTCCATCAGTTCCTGCTTCGCGTAGTACGGAATGCCCGTCGTGTTCACGGCTTCGACGTAGTCAGCCGGCGCGAAGCGCGTGATGAACAGGTCCGGCACACCTTCGGGAATCGCGTGCGCTTCGTCGTCCGCGACGTAGCCGACATCGCCGACGCGACCGCGATAGCGCTCGAACGTGCAACCGCCGAAGTCGAAGGCATCGCGCGCGTCGCCGCGCAGCGATGCCGCCATCGCGGTCGCAAGGTACGTTTCCTTCACGGTCTTCGCGACGATCAGCTTGTTCCAGAACGCCCGGCCGCAGAGTACGCGCACGCCCGTGTACGTCGTCGCGCCCAGCGCGTCTTCGATCGCGTCCTGCACCTCGACGCACTTCACGCGGATCTCGGTGTCGGCCTTGCCCAGCTCGAACGGGATCACCGTCTGCTCGATACCGAAGTACTGCAGCAGATCGATCAGTACCGTTTTGCCGTCCGCGTCGAGCACCGCGCCCTTGATCGCGCCGATGCGATGGAATTCGTGCGTCGCGTCGAGCTGGCGGCGCATCTTCGCGAGCCGGCGATTCACGACGGTCTGCAGCGCCTCCAGCTCGGTCTCGGAACCGAACGCGCGCAGATTCTGGATCTCGTCCGCCTTGATCACCGCGCGCTGCGGCAGGTGCACCGTATTGAACGGGATCATCTTGCGCTTGCTGCCAACGACAACGCCGGCCGGCGAACCGCGCTCGCCAGCCGCGACGAGTGCGAGCGTGTCGCCGTCGCGCTCGATCTGGATCGTCGTCGTCGTGATGCCGTCCTCTTCGAACAGGCCGAGCGTGCCGATCCGGCCGGGAACATACGGCTGATCGTTGATCGCAGCACTCAGGGATGCGAGCGAGAAGGCATCGTCTTGAAACAGGGCGATATCCGCCATACAACCTCCGACATGAAAATGGATACAAAAAAGGCCACGCGGTCGGCGTGGCCTTGAATGGGGCGTGATGCGATCAGCGGACGATCACGTGTCGCTCGGCGAGATCACCGCGACCGGCTGCATCGAGCCCCGTGAGCAGCCCGCCCGCGACTTCGGCGAGCCGGACGACACCCGTCGCCGGTCGCGGCGCTTCGGACGCCGCCAGCGGCGCGTAGAGCACCGCTGCGGCGACTTCGGAACCGTCGTTCGCGGCGTTGTCGTACGGCGCGTATTCGCCGGTACTGGTCACGCCGAGCACCTGCCCGGCCGGCAGCGCCGGACCTGCCTTCACGAGGATCTGCTCGCGCGAGATCTGCCCGTTACCCTCCGACACGAGAAATTCGGCCGGCAGCACCCCTTGTTGCTTCACATTCGACATGAGTTTTCCCCTCCTCGGGTTACGTCAAAGTTACTTGCCGCTCTTGCGAGCCGCGTAGATGGACGCCGCACGCGGCGCATTCGCGACCACGGGCGCGTCTTGCGACGCAACCGGGGCAGCACGATGGTTGATCGGCTTCTGCGATGCCGACATGCGCTCGAACAGCCGTGCGCGCACCTGATCGGGCGACAGGCCGTCCGAGACAAAGCCGGCCGTCAGCTCGGTCAGACTCGCGGCCAGACAGATACCGGCGATGTCCTGCGCGTTGCGGATCGCGGCGTCGACGCTCGCGCGATCCCGCAGGCCGGTCGCCAGCACGATGCCCTCCGCGCAGTGCTCGATCCGCGCGTCGCGGCACGCGCTGTAGACGTGAGCAGCGAGAACCGACACGTCCGGACCCGGCGCGGGTGTGGGCGTCGGCAGCCGATGAGGCTCCGGGGCCGGCGTCACCTCGCTGTCGTCCTCCAGCACGGCGCGGATCTCGGCCGGCACCGCCGCATAGCGTGCGGCGAGCCGTGCCGCGCCCGCATATGCCTCGATCCGGATCGGATCGATGATCGCGTCGCAAAAGCCTTGCTCCTTCGCCTGCGCGGCCGTGAGCCACGTCTCGGCATCCATGATCGCGCGGACTTCCTCTGCGGTTCGGCCGCTGCGCTCGACGTAGGCCGCCAACATGCTGTCGGACGTGCTGTCGAGCAGATCGGCGAGCTTGCGCAGATCCTCGGCCTCCCCGGCCGCGACCGTGTTCGGGTTGTGGATCATCAGCCTCGCGTTCGACGGCATTTCGATCGTGTCGCATGCCATCAGGATCAGCGACGCAGCCGACGCGGCAACTCCGTCGACGCGACCGGTCACCTTGCCGGTATGCCGACGCAACGCGTTGTAGATCGCGAACGCATCGAACACGTCGCCGCCCATCGAGTTGATCGCGACGACGATCGACGTCGCTGTCGACGCCATCTCGTCCAGCTTCGACGCAAACAGGTCAGCGTCGGTGCCCCAGAATCCAATGTCACCATAGATCCGGATCTCGACCTCGTTCACGCCCGCCGCATTCGCCTGCGCGCGGATGTCCCACCACCGCTTCTTCCCTTTCATTCGCCATCCCCATTAGAAAGATCGCCCGCCCCGTCAACCGGATCGAGCGTGTCATATCGAATCCCGAGCCGGCGCTCACGCGCGAGATCGGCCGCATTCTCTTGGTCGACCTGCTCCGGATCATCGCCGCGCGACAACACCGCACCCGTCCGGCTCGCCAGCCCGGAACGGATCTCCATCCGCTTCGCCGTAACGTCCTGCACCGGATGGATGTACGGCCAGCCCTGCGGCACCCACCGCACCCGCAGGTAATCGCGACGGCGTCGGTAGTAGTCCGCCATCGGCATCGCACCCGACAACGCGCAAGCGTCGACCCACCAACGCCAGACCTTCCGGCAAAACTGGTGGATGAACACGTTCCACTGGATCTGCTCAATCGATCGACGGAACTCGTTCAAGATCACCCGCAACACACGATCACTCACGTCGCGCAGATCACCGGTAAGAACCTCGTACGGCATGCCAACCGAAGCCGCAGCCGCCATCAGTTGCTGGCGCACGAACGGCCCGTAGTCGGTCCCTGCGCCGGGCGGCTCGGCAAACGTGACGCTTTCACCCGGAGCCAGCTCCTGCATGCTCCCCGGTTCGAGCGACACAACCGGCGAAAAGCCGTCGACGTCGTAGCCCGTTGCGCCGCCCGTGATCGGATCACCCATCATCCCCGGTTCGGCAGGCGGCTTGGTAACGAAGCCGACGAAGAGGTTGCTGACTTCCTGCCGGAACAGGACCGCGTCGTCAAAGTTGTCCAGCGACTTGAGCCGCAGTAGCACCGTCGACAGCTCGGGAACGCCGCGCACCTGGCCGGGCCGCAGCGCGAGGAAAACGTGCGCGATCTCGTCGGCCGGCACGCGAATGGTCTGCATGTTGGCCGTCGACGCGCGCCCGTACTCACCGGGATGACGCTGCAGCAGGTGATACGCAACGCGTCGACCGTCCATGTTGAACTCGACGCCGTTCACGATCTCGCCCCCGCCCGGCACGATTTCGTTCTTCTCCATCGGTAGCAGGTCGCCTTCGAGAAGCCGGATCTGCATCGGGACCGCCAAGCCTTCGCGAGGACTGCGCAATTGACGACGCACCAGCACCTCGCCGTCGCTGAAGAACGCACGTGCTGCGAGCGTCTGTACACCTGCCATGTCGAACAGATCGTCCGCGTCAATCTCCTCGCAGCTGTCCTCCCAAAGTTGCTTTTGCATCTGGCGCACCGCATCGTTCGGATGCTGTGGATGCGCTTGGATGCCGTTCCCGATCGTGTTCGATACGAGCCGCGCGATTGCCGTTTTCGCCCACGGGTCGTTTCGGATCGCGTCGCGAGCGCGTGACCTCAGCAGAGGCAGGTTTTGCGCCGCCGCCGCATTCGGCCCCGCGCCCGATGCCCGCCACGACTTCGCCCGCGCGCCCGTCGTGCTCGCCGACTCGTAGGCCGCCGCTTTCAACCGCGTCGGCATCACGAATCCGCGTTTCGCGAGTGACGGAAAGCCTCCCTTCATCGCACCCCCTTGCCGGCGTGGCGAATCCGGACGATCGACGAACGCCCGGCCGCGCCGTTCAGGTCGCGAATGATCTCGGTGCGTGCCTCGCGTAGCTCGCCAATCGAGCGATATTTAACTCGTCGGTCGGCATACTGGACTTCCAGCTCACCCTTCGCGATTGCCGACTGGATACGCTCCAGATCCTGCTTTGTGTATGCCATGCGATTCCCTCGTTTAGCGGCGCTTCAGGTACGTCGAGCGGCCAACACGACGCCCCTGAATGCGCGAAACCCCGCTCGGGGGCGGGGTTTCGGTGGGTTTTGCTACCTGCGGCGACGGCCGCGGAGTCTCTGTAACGGCCTCTTCGACCGGCGGATCGGGAAGCACCTCGGCAGGTAGCGCCGATGGCAACGCCTCCAGTACCGGGACCGCATCAAACAGCGAGACCTGCGATGCGCGATGCTGCTCGACCTGCCAGTGCGCCTCGGTCATCAGGTGCACTTTCACGCTGCGGGCCGCGTGCAGCGCGTACCCTTCGCAGTCCAGCGCCTCGTTGCGCGGACTGATCTTCTTCCACACGCGCTTACCGCCGCGCGGCCCCGGCACCTTCACCTCTGCCGTGAGCTGCGACAGGTAGTCGCTGCGCACGCCGCTATACCAGTGCATGCGGCCCGGCCCGTCGCCTTCGAGCTTCAGCCGGTTTTCGAGGATCAGATCCTTCGCGCGGCTCACACCGACCATATACGGCCGCAGCCCGTACTTCGCCGCCTTGCTGTTGTTGCGCGTCGAGTCGATCGACGCCTTCGGCACGCTGAAAATCTCCGCGTCGACGTTGCTGCTACCCTTGACGGCCATGACGTTGTAACCGGCCTGCTGCGCCGCGCGCACATACCTGTATACGGCGTCCGACGTCGCACCGTCTGACGAGTCGATCGACGTAGCCCGTACACGCAGCAGCCAGCCATTCTCATGCCGGTATGCGTGCGACAGCAGCATCGTCAACGCGCCCCATACGCCGCCCGTCATCGGGTCTTGCTGCTGCTCGGTCACATTGCCGTAGATCTCGCCCCATGCGACGAGCCAGCTTTCCTCGCCGCGACCCCATGCGCGCAGGACGATCGCGAGCCGGTCGTGCTGCACGTCGACACCGAGCGTCAACACCAGACCTCCGAGCGGCACCGTCAACTCCGCGTATGGCAGCGCACGCTCCGCGAGCACGTCCAGCTCGGGCAGATCAGTCTTGTACTTGTACGCCCGACCCTGCGAGTTGTTCACGAACGAACGCATCTTCGTATCGTCGCCCTCGCGCAGCGCCTTGTCGGCCGTCAGCCACTTCTTGACCAGCTCGGCCATATTCGAGCCGGGGAAAGGCGACACCAGTTCGTTGATCCGGAAGCCGGCAACGCCGTGAAACGGTGCCGTCGCAACCCATCGCCCGCGACGCACCGCGCGAATACGTGTCGCGTCGTCCCACAAAGAGCCGCAATGCGGGCAGGTATAACGAGCCGTCTCCGGTTGTGCGCGGCCGTAGACCTCATGCACGACTTCGGCGCCCTCGCTCCACGTGACGTTTTCCCACGCCAGCTCATGCTCCTCGTCACAATCAGGGCACGGCACCAGATACACGCGCTGATCCGATGCCGCGTAAGCCTGCTGGATGCGCGACAGGCCGTCGATGGTTGGCGTGCCGCCCAAGATCATCTTGCGCCGCCGGGCCGAATAGCTCTTGTTCCGCTCCTCGAGCAGCGTGATCGAATCGCCCTGCTCGCGCACGTTTGTGTTCGCGTCGTCCGGCTCCTCGACCGCAACGACCGGGGCCGGCGTCGACTTCACTTCGTCCGGCGCGTTCGACGTGATGAACTTCAGGAAGCCGCGTGCGAACGTCTTGTGATCCCACAAGTTGTTTTTGTCGCGGGCCGCGTGAACCGGCAATTTCGCCGAGAGGCGAGGCGTCACCTCGACCATCGGCTCGAACTTCTCCAGGTTGAACTTCTTCGCCGTCTTCTCTTTCGGGAACATGACGATCATCGGGCACGGATCAACGTCGATCCGCTTGCCGATGTAGTTCAGCAGCACGCCATCTGTCCACGCGACCTGCGCCGACTTCATGCACACGATCTTCTGCACGGTCGGATCGTCCAGCGCTTCGTGCATGCCGAACACCCACGGCGTGATGTTCGGGTTGTACCGGCCGGGGCTGGCCGATCCTTTCGCGCTCAACCTACGATGTTTGCGTGCCCAATCCGTCGTCCCAATCCGCTCCGGCGGACGCAGCATCTTCGCGATCCGGCGAATCACCGCGTGGACTGTCTGGGTCGTATTCAGAAAGCTGCTCAAGGCATCCATATATATGCTCATTCAACCATTCGACGTCCACATCGACGCCGTACAGCGTGCGCAGCTCCTGCACCAGCTTGTCGGACAGCGACAGCAGCTCCGTTTGAAATGCACCGACCATCAGGCCGTACGCCTGTTCGAGCTGCGCCGCATTGACGAGCTGTCCCTTCTTCTCGGCCAGAGTCAGCAGCTTGATCTCGCGATCGACGATCTCGGTCTTCGCCCGTTCGGCGACGAGATCGATGCCCGTACCGCTGGACCGGCCGGCCGCGACCTCACGCAAATGCCGGATGTACGCGACGCGGATCTCGTCGATCGACACCACGCGGTAGTCGAGCTGGACCTTGTCGACGAACCGGGAAACGGCCGACTGATCAAGGTCGAGATGGTCAGCGATCTGCTGCTGAGTCGGCATGAATATGACCCCCTATGGAGACTCGCCAGTAGAGAAAAAACGCGGGTGCGAGCCCCCGCGTATGGCGATGCCCAGAGGGTCCCCGCCTGCTCAAAAAGTAGGCAGACCTGCACCGATCGCGACATCGGCGGTCCCGCCGTCGCCCGCACGGTCCATCGCCCACACGACACGGTCCATCGCATCGTCAAACACGAAGCACCGCGCGGTTACGCGCCCCATGCTTCGATCTTCATCCCACGTCGACCAGACCTCGCTCGGCCCGGCGCTCGTCGACTCGATTCGCATTTCAGCGCCCCAATGCAAAAAGCCCCGAGGGCTTTCGCGCCTTGGGGCTTGCTTCAATATCGTATAGGTGACAGGCTGCAGTCCGATTAAACTTTGCCGGTCGATGCCTCTACAAGACGTCCAATTAAATCCAGGTTGAACTCTGTAAACTCATCGTGAATACGCCGAACCTCTTCGACGTCGACGTTTTCGAGCAGCGTCACCACTCTTTCAACATCCGGATCGTAGTGACCAGTCGCTTTGTTGCGAATGGTTTCCCAACCTCGGATCACTTTTAACGTCGGCCGCCAAGTCTTGCAAACTTCGCGCGCGCTGCTTTCGGTGAACTCCATTCCATTCTTC